TTGTTTTTGTACTTAAAAAATGAATAAAGGTTATCTTCGAAGTACAGCTTACTCTTTTCTTAAAGCTTAGTGTTTATTTTGTTTGCCCTTGTCAAGGTCAAGAAAATGTGAAGTAATACTTAATAAGCATATTGAGCTTCCACCTTTAAGAGTTCGGAATTAGGAAATACAAAAAGGCAAACTACTACCAATTAATATTTTTAAATAAATTATTATTAAAGAGTTAAATATAAATTATATATATGAAACCAAATTTTTATATGATAAATATTTATATGTGTACCAGATATTCTGTATGAATTAGATTAGAATTATCTGGTCTTGATTATGACTATAAATTAATAGTAGAAAATCAGTTTATTAACCAATGAATATTTTCAAATAAAATTATTATTAAGAGTAAAAAAATAATAAAACATGAAATTACCTAAATATCATAACGCAGATACCTGTAAAGATAAAATATTATCTGAAAATAAAAATAAATCAGGTATTTATATGTGAATAAATAATATTAATAATAAAAAATATATCGGTTCTTCCGAAAATTTAAGAAGAAGATTTAAAGAATATTTTAATACTAACCATTTACTTAGAAATACTTGTATGTATATTTGTAATTCTTTAATTAAACATGGTTATTGTAATTTTTCTCTTACTATTCTTGAATACTGTGAACCTTCCCAGTGTTTAATTAGAGAAAAACATTATTTAAATCTCTTACAGCATGAATACAATATTTCCCAGGATCCTACCGCTTCAATGTCTGGACGTAAACATACCGAGGAATCAAAACAAATAATGTCGGATACTGCTAAGAAAATTCAGAATCCTGGTCGTTTTAAGACAGGACAGAAACATTCTGATGAAACCAAAAGGAAAATGTCTGATGCTAATATAGGTGAGAAAAATCCTATGTTTGGAAAAAATCATATAGAGGAATCTAAAAGAATAATGTCAGAAGCTAAGAAGGGAGAAAATAATCCTATGTATAATAAACCAAGACCCGAAGGAGCAGGAAAAGCCTCTCAACAAATAGAAGTTACTGATATTAAAAATAATACTACTACTTGTTATAATTCAATTAGTGAAGCTGCAAAAGCCTTAAATATTTCTAGTTATATAATAATTTCTAATTATTTTCTACGTAATCAAACTAAACCATATAAAGGTAAATATACTTTTAAGAAAATATAGTTAATCAGAGACTTATTTGTAATTGGTATGAATTTCTCTGCCTTTTAATTTTCTGCTAACACTTTGGAGTTGGTAATATAACCAAACATTATTCAAATAAAATTCTTAATTATCGTATTTCATCAACAAAAGATTTAGCAAAAATTATTGATCATTTAGATCAATACCCTTTAATAACCCAAAAATTAGCTGATTTCGAACTTTTTAAAGAAGGATATAATCTAGTTATTAACAAACAACATTTAACTCTTTCCTGATTACATTAAATTGTAGCATTAAAAGCATCAATTAATAGAGGTTTATCAGATCATTTGCAAACAGCCTTTCCAGATGTTATTCCAAAGATTCGACCTTTAGCGGTGAATAAAACTATTGCTGATCCTCAATGGTTAGCCGGTTTTGTGTCTAAGATTCTGATTTGATATATGGGAATTAGATACTATTCGACTCCATCATTGGTTCTAAATAAACGAGTTAAAGAAAAAAAAGCTTTACAACAAATGTCTCAGAGTACATCTATAGTATTTTGAGGTAAAAATTTAACATCTACAGTAGGTACTGGTCGATTTACAAAGCAAGTTAGTGGGATGATTAAGTTACCACCATATCAAAAGAGCGTAATTGTTGGAATAATTCTTTCCGATGGTTGACTTAGATTTTCAAGTGCTAAACACAAGAATGCACATTTAGGATTTCAAAAATCTTTAGCTCATTCTGGATATGTTTGGTTTGTATTTAACTTATTGTCTCATTATTGTAACAGTTATCCAAATTTAACAAGTGGTGTTAGAAAAGGAAACCGGTTTTATGGATTACAATTTTCTACTCGTGCCTTACCTTGTTTTAATGAACTTTATTCTCTCTTTTATCCTAATGGAGTTAAAATAATCCCAGAAGATATATATAATATATTAACACCTGTAGCTCTTGCCCATATAATCATGGGAGACGGTTCAACACAACGTCATGGTCTAATTATATGTACAGATTCTTACTCTGCCCAAGATATAGTACGTTTGATGAATGTTCTGGTTATTAGGTATAGATTAAAATGTACTTTACGATATCATACACCAACTCAACCGCGTATCTATATTTCAGAGCGTTCTATGCCATTACTTCGAACTATAGTTACACCGCATATGTGTTATACAATGTTATATAAATTAAGGTAGTCAATACTCGACAATTACCAATTCGTCTGCCTCTAAAGGCTAGGCTGTTTTTTTATAGGAATTCATAAATCTTCAACTATTAAAATAAAGGTAAATGTACAATTAGAATTTAATCTTACTCAACATTCTAGAGACTATCTTTTAATAAAAAGTTTCATTGAGTATTTAAATTGTGGAAAAGCCTATAAGAACAATAACGTATCTAATTATCGTGTAACTAAATTTTCAGATCTATCGGCAAAAATTATACCGTTCTTTAAAAAAAAACAAAAAAGTACCCGTTGGTTGGAATCAAGTCTAAAGATTTTGAGGATTTCTGCATTGTTGTTGAAATGATGAAAGAAAAAAACATTTAACTTCTGAAGGATTAGAGCAAATTCTAAAGTAAAAGCTTTTAAAGTTTAACGTTTAACTTAAATTTATTTGTATGATAAATCTGATATCTTGGGTTTATCTTCTTGTTTTATAGTGCGCCTTCGAACTTATTTTCATCACGAATCACTGCGATTTAAACACTTTCCTAATGTGTTTCCCGCGACAAAGTTAGGTGAAGGGGAAAGCCTGACACTGAACATAGCATCTTTGTTGTATCACATATGAGAAGTACCGAGAGGTGGAATATTTTTAATATCTTTTTTAGGATATTTATGGGTTGAATTGGCTTCTGATGCTGTTTTACTGTGCGCTCTTATTCCAATCAAAATTTATTATAACGCTGAGGCTGATAAAGTTATAATTCTGAAAGAAAATAAGCAAAAATCAGGTATATATATGTGAAGAAACTTGATTAATGGTAAAAAATATATAGGCTCTTCTGAAAATCTACGTATAAGATTTTGTACGTACTTTAATATTAATCAATTACTGAAAAATACCTGTATGAACATTTGCAAAGCTCTGTTAAAATATGGTTATTCTAATTTTAGCTTAGAGATTCTGGAATACTGTGACAAAGAAAAATGTTTAGAAAGAGAGGACTATTATCAAACAAAATTAAATCCAGAATATAATATCGCCAAGAAAGCTGGTGCTCCATTTGCTGGAAGAAAACATTCTGATGAAACTAAACAAATAATGTCTGACGCTAAGAAAGGAAAAACTCTTAGCGATGAAACTAAAAAAATAATGTCTGATGCTGCTAAGAAAAGTGAGAATTCTGGTCGTTTTAAGCCAGGAGAAAATCATCCTAATTATGGTAAAGCCAAATACGAAGGAGCAGGAGAAGGAAGACCCTGTCAAGTAATAGAAGTTACTGATATTAAAAATAATACTACGACTACTTATAATTCTATTCATGAAGCTGCTAGAGCCTTAAATCTTCCTAATTTTCAAGCAATTCCTAATTTTATTAAAAATAATCAGACTAAGCCTTATAAAGGTAGATATACTTTTAAGAAGATATAATCAAAATTCAATTGATTTCTCCAGTAGAACAAAATTTTTTCTGCGCAAGCGCGATTCCTTTTTTACTTTGCGCTATTATTCCAATCAAAAGTTATTCTAATGGTGAGGTCGAGAAAGGAAAAATTATGAAAGAAAATAAACAAAAATCAGGAATTTATATGTGAAAAAATATGATTAATGGTAAACGGTATATTGGGTCTTCTGAAAATCTAAAAAGAAGATTCAGAGAATATTTTAATACTAATTATTTAATGCGAAAAAAATGCATGTATATCTGTCGGGCCTTGCTTAAACACGGTTATCAAAATGGGTTTTATCTATCAATCCTGGAGTACTGTGAACCTGGTAAATGCCTAGAAAGAGAGGATTATTATTTAAAACTAGAAAATCCAGAATACAATACATCCGTCAATCCAAGTGCTCCATTTTCTGGTCTTACACACACCGATAAAACTCGACAAATAATGTCTGATGCTAAGAAAGGAGAAAATCATCCTATGTTTGGACAAAATCACTCTGATGAAACTCGTAAACAAATATCGGATTCTAAAATTGGTCAAGCAAGACCAGCAGGATCAGGAAGTCCCTCTCAAGCAATAGAAGTTACTGATGTTAAAAATAATAATAAAACTTC